CGCTGAACGCTTCCCAAAGTTTCTCTACCTCATCTCTACGATACTCTTCGGCCAAGAAACTGTTCTGCACTATGAAGAGCAGGCCCGCTTTGATGTGGTCCACCTCTGGGTAGTGAGCGAACGCCATAAGCGCCATCAGCTTTAACTGTTTTGGGTCAGGGTATTTGTTGCTACCCGTCTTGTAGTCAACAATGTACGCCGTGTTCCCGTTAATAACCATCAAGTCCACGATGCCCCGCACCCAGTAGCCTTTGCCGTACGCGCATGCTTTGCCATCGACATCAAGCGCCATCTTCTGTTCAGGGTATCGAGTCCCCTCAATATCCATAAGCGTGTCAAGCACGGGCTTGAATTGTTGATAGTTCTTGGCGAGAGGCTTGCCTTCTCCAACGTAATCTTCACAGGCCTTGTGTACCTCATTGCCGTACGTCATCTGCGGTGTCGGCTTCTTGTGGAAGCGCTTTAGCACCTTGACTTCTTGGTACTGCTTTGGGCAGTTGATGTAGTCCTTGAGGGACGAGAAAGACCATGTGTAGTTCATGTGTTCTTCTCCTTGAGTTTGGCTTCGATGGCTTTTCCGAACTCAATCGAGCCGTGCGTTATTGTTAGATGTAGCAACGCTTGGCGCTCTCCATCCGTCAGCCCAACCCAAGGGCGAACGTAGTCTTGAATGTCATCATCGTCATACTTGCGTTTTTTCATAGCAGCTTCGCGTTCAATCCGCTGAAACTCCTCATCTTCTTCAGTCATAGCGGTGCGTCCTCATGGTTGTCAGGGTTGAACTTGGGAACTCGGTTGCCCGTGTCCTTGGGATTTGGGAACGGTGGGAAAGGCCAAGTTGGATTTGACATATATTAACACTCTCCGTAGGTTTGTGCATGCTTTGCCTCACAAGTTACGGGTAAACCCCTAGCCCATTCAGGTGGCGTAGACATGCGCTCGACGATATATTCAAGCGCTTCGTCCTTCTCGGCCTCGGGAACCACGATCACTGCGGCGTCATGCACCGTCAGCACGACCCGATACCGCTTGTTGATCTCAATCATCTGCTCTCCCACGATGATTCGCGCCAAGGCTTGAACCACGTTCTCAACTAGCGACCCACCCCACAGTGACACTGGGCCTTTGCGGGACTTGTAGACATACTGACTCTTAGACTCAGATGTGTCCAGCATCAGGTTTGGGTATCGAATAGAAAGCCCATTAGGCAAACCCACGCCGTCCTTCGTGATCTTCAAGCACTTGTGCTTGCCGTAGTAATAGGGCTTGCCCTCCCAGTTGGCTAGGTCAGCGATCACCTTGTCGCCGTCCCGCCATAGCTGAATCACCTTGTCGTTGGCATCGCGGTATGTATCAACATAACTCTTGGCCTCCTCCTCAGTGACGACTGCGCCCGGAGGTTGAGTCTTGAGTGTGTGCTGAAGCTTCAACGCCCCAGTCCCGTAGCCCAGCCCCAAGATGCAGGTCTTGCCCACGAAACGCTCCACGGGGTCTGCCTTGCTGATGGGGCGGTTATATATCTTGGTGGCAAAGAGGGAGTAAACGTCCTCACCTTTGCGGAACTGCTCGACAACATCATCCTGCCCAGCCAGCCAGACAAGCACCCGCGCCTCAATCTGAGAAGAGTCACAGTTGATGACGATGTGGTCATCGGGCGCTACGACAGCGTTCTTGAGGGCTTTCTTTTTCTTGTCTCTACTTGGTAGATTCTGGAAGTTAACCTTATCACTGCCAGCCCAGCGTCCAGTATGTGCGCCGTAGTATTTGAGTGGGATGGGCAGGCGGCCCTTGTTGCGTTTGCCAACGTCAATGAATCTCTCGATTCGTGATTCTTCAATGGTGGACTTTGTGCCGAGTCGCACAGCGCATAGCTGTTGGATAAATGGGTCATCATGTTCGGTTAATTTTAAGAAACCTTCGTCGTTCTTTGCCAACGCATAGGTTTGTTTGCCTGTTGTCTTGCTCTCTTTCATGGGGACTTCAACCCCGCGCTCGACTAATACTTCAGCAAATTGTTTATTACTGGCGAGGCGTTTACGCACTTCCTCCGAGGTCTCGCAATTTAATTTCTCCATCAAGCCTTCAAGAAGTTGTTGCTTCTCTTCTTTCAGCTCGTCATAGCGCTCCTGCAACAGGGCGTCATCAACAAGGAAAACAGGGTGCGTGAACATCCGCAGGGTCATGTCGATCAGAGTCATCTCGTTGTTGGGAAAACTCTTGTTCAGGATGTTAAACAGCTTATGTGTCAGGGCTACGTCATTCCTGCAGTACTCGCCATATCGCGCCAAGTCTTCTTTGGTGAAGTCGAGCCGAGCCTTGCCCTCAGCCGCTATCACCTCCTCGCCTTTCGCGCCTATCTCGTAGCGGTCAGCCAACGCCTTGAGTGAGCCGCCTGCCTCAACGCCGTGAATTGCTCTGGCCATGCACAACGTGTCGAACATGAATGCGGGCGTGATGCCGTAGTGCCAGCTAAGAATAGCTCCATCGAAGAGAGTGTTGTGGCACAGAAGCGCGCTGTCGCTCCAGTCGAATGACGCTAGAAACTCTTTCATCTTGTCCTTGCCGCCCGACACCCAGACGGGTTCGTTATCGTCCACCTTCACGCCCACGCCAATAACTTCAAAGCGCTTGTCGCGTATGTATTCCTCAGTGGTCTGATGCTTGAAACCCAGCTTGATCTTGCTGTCGTAGTAGGTCTCAAAGTCAAGTGTTATCAGCGGCATTCTTTCTCTCCAACTGTTCGTCATAGTATCTTTTGGGCAACGGCGCTTTCTTCTCCAGAAACGCTCGCAACCACTTTGCTCCACCAAGTTGCCCGAATATCATGAACTGCCTGTCAGACATCCGGATTTCTCTTGGCTTGATGGGTTCAGAGGGTTTTGGTCTTGGCATTACTTGTCTGTTTAATAACTGGTTTCAAAATAGCGTCCCACTGAGGCATGGGGGGCTATCTAAGAAAAGGTACGATTACAAAAAAGGGCATGGCGAACCATGCCCTATGGGTTTACTTCAGTGTGGCGATTTCTCGTGAGAGATACCATTGAGCCTTGCGCAGGTCTTCCAGCTTGTTGCCCTTGTGGTCTGCCCTAGCGATGTACTTCACCACGTTGCCCAAGTTGTAACCAAGCTTCTTCGCCTCAATGAAATCAATCGTCTCAATGCCGCCCGTGACGTAGTGCGCAGGGTTGTTTACTGGGTCAATCTGTCGATCAATTATGTCAATCTTCATGGGAGTGGGAGCAACGCTCACGACCTCGCTGTTCATCTTGCGTGCCTTGCTCATCAGCACATAGGTGTACGCCTTGGCTACGCCAAGCTTCTTCGCTACCTCTTCGGCCTTGACCTTAGGGTTGCGCTCCAACATTTTGCGAACCAACTCAAGCTTATTAACTCTCATTTGCCTTCTCCTTTTTGGTTTGGCGTTTAATTGATACGATACCAACACCGTGTTGGTCTCGTGCTTCCTGCATTTCATCAGCGTACAAGTACGCTTTCATTGGGATGTTGTGCGGCTCTTCTCCTTTCATGATTAATCCCAACATCGCAAAGCCTGCGTGTAGGTCACGCAGATTGCTACGATCTTCATCATTCATCTAGACTCTCCAATAGTTGTGTCAACTCATCAATGTTTGTTTCATCAACGACAAGGGTGTACCCACCCTGCCCACGAATGGCTGACATATGTTTCTCTTGTAGGGCAGTAGGCTTGTTGCCGTTCGCTTTCGCTTCCACCCCTATGAACCTCCCCTTGTAACAAATCACAAGGTCAGGGACACCCGCCGCACCGTATCCAGTGCCAATGGGCATGATGTAGTAGGCTCCCTTTGCATAAAGAACATCTTTGATCTTCTTCTTAACTGCACCCTCAGGCGTCATCTTGCGTCCCACCTTTCAGTGACTCTAAAGTTTCTCTGTCCACGACCAAACAAAAGTATGTGTCGCTCGCCCTCCACCCAACCTCATCAAGTTCGGGTGAGTCCGTGTTTGTATAGAGTGTCAATCTAAGTATCTTTGAATCAGGCACGAACGCACTACCTCCATTAGCAAGCACCATTGCAAACTTAGACTTCAACACATCAGGCAGAGTGTCGTCCGTGTATATGCGATGAAACCCATCAGCGACATAGACAACATACTGCCCGTCTACCCTGCGCACAGGCAAGCGAACCAAGCCCCAATGCTTGGGGTGAACCACTGGACTAAGTTCCCCAATCAGATGGGGCATGGGGTAGCCATCCATGCGTGGTCGTATTGCGATGGTTGAGAGTTGTAAAAGAACACGGCATCAAGCCCCTCGTCATACTTGTCCATGATCGGAAAGTTCATCGGCCCCATCTTGCTATCGCTCCTGCTCTCGTATGAGACTTTCATCATCGTCATCAAGGGAATCAACTCAGGGTAATCCTCTACTGTCCTGTACCGCTTGAAGTCTTCAACGACCTCGTACTCACACGCGCTTGAATTATTACCAATCTTGGTCATCTTAAATTTGCCTATGAGTAGATGTTTGTATGCGTCTATGCCAATGAGATAAAAAGGATTCTTGAAGAACCGCTGGGATTCTTCTATCTTCACATCTCTTATCCTATCAGCTTCTTTGTAAATGTCAAGCGTATTTTTACATTTATTTAGGTCTAGCGCAACAGGAATTCCATCAGTACTTTCCCCTAGCAAGGTAGCTAGAATCACATGAATCTCGTTCGCCGTAAAAGAGTTCTGTTTGTTACTCTCGCCTAGAGCCGACTGCAACAAAGACACGCCAGACCTAGCTTGCCTGACCTTATTGTCTGTAAGTTCTTCCTTGCTCTTCACTGCCCCTTGCCGCTTCAGCGTTGCCATGAGCGATGAAAGTTTTATGCTACGAATAGTCTCCTTGTCGTTGCTGTCTTGCCCACGGGCCTTCCGGTAGTAAGGTGTGCGGAAACAATACTCTGTCTTGTCGTTGTCAGGTCCAGCGTCATTCGTTACCCACGCCTTGCCAACAACCACGCCGTTGGGGTGGCACATCATGTAACAGTCTTTGTCAGATTCCCGATAGCTGACAATGGATGTCTTCGACAGGACTTTCAGGCCAAACTTAAATTGCAACTCACGCACCAGTGGGAGAACATCTGAGTGAAGCAACTCATTGAGTTCGTTCTCAGAGCCAAACCCGTCTAGAAAATATCTGCTAAATGTGTATGTCATTTCTCTCTCCTTAAAAGGTTATTGTTCGGTGCGCTTTGATTGAGAACCCCAGCGCTTCGATCTTTTTGATTGCTTGCACTGTGAGAGTCTTAGTCCCTGCAATGTCTGCAAACAGTTGTGCTCTCTCGCATATGGGGTAGTACTTCACTGTCCCATACACATCCCTGACTTCTACTTCAATAACGTCACTCATATTGATCTACCTCCACTCCATCGACTATGACTGTGTATCCCCACTCGCTCGGTGGATACCCCTCTTCGTTGACGTACTCAACCTTCTTGAACACCGTATCGTTCGCCCTGTATATCTCCTTGTTCAGCTTGCGCTTGAGATTCAAGAACATCGAATGAGGCGAGTCTTCGTGGGCGCTGTACCTCGACATGTTTGAGTCAAGAAACCTTCGTAAGTTCCAACGCATACTGCCGATATCCCACGCAAAGATGTAGAGCATCGCCGCATCAAGTGGCGCGGTGTCGAACAAGGTCTCGGCTTTCTCCGTGTACTTGGTGTGGTGTGAACTAAGATCATCTTGGGCAACGTGTTCACTAATTACGTCGGCCATCGTCCTCACGAATGAGTCGTAGTCCATCGCCTTGGTCATCACCTCGGTAGTGGCATAGAAGTCTGCATAGCCAGCAAGCAAGTCCTTGCCCACCTTGCGATCAACCTTCTTGCCAATGACCGTGATCGGCTTGGCTGGGCGCATAGTTTCACAGTCGATGCGTAAGCCTTGATAGACCGGAACGATCTTGCGGCTACCATCAGCCGTCTTACGCCCCTGCCATATCAACCCACCCCTGCGTGAGTCGGTACAAAAGTAACCGTCAGAAAAGTCAGACAGGATGCCTCGCTCACCCTGCCCATATCTCCTGCCAGTGAACTCAAACGTATTGTCAGGTCGCACAACGCCAAGAATATTTGGCAGTACCTCGTACCTTCTGTACACGAACTCATCATTCAAATTCGTGTACTTCTGCAAGCGGGGGAAGCCCGCCTTCTCAAGCACTTCATACTCTTCTTTCGATAAGTCTTCGCCCGTCCAAGTATTCCCGTACACGACATCGAACACGCGCTGTCCGTCTTCGTCTCGCACAAGAAAGTATTTGTTGTTCTGTCTGCGGTTACCAAGAGGGAATCTATTTACAGACCCACGGTAGGGTGAGACGCTATTTGAGATGCTGTTGAGCCGCTTGTAATTTAATACTCTCATTCTTTTCTCCTTGCAGTTTGTCCAGTTCAGTTAATACACTTCGCCACAGGTCAGGGTTCCGACCGTTGGCGATTTGTTCCAGCGCATACATATGCGCATATTCAGGTTGCTGTCCCATGAGAACGCTAGCAATCTCATTAGCCATGCGGTACTTCATGGTCAGTCGTCCCCGAACACAACTTTCTTGCCCACAGGCGGTTCAAAGCCTTTGCGTTGCGTGACCATCCACAGGGTTGGCATAGTGATCTCCCACTTCACATCACTCTCCACATACCCATCGGTGAACACCAACACACACTCGGCCTTGACCTTGTTCTTGTTTATGTACTCACTGACGCATGACACCGCAGTTCCACCGCCGCCCAAGGGCTTGAGCAACTTGGCGATGTCGGCATAGTTGTCCTTAAAGATTTGTTCGCCATGCACAGCGGTGTCCCACCAAAGAACACGCACCGCTTCGGGCTGACAGACTTCGCAAATTGAAACC